GGTTCTCAAATAATAGTAAATTATATGGGAAATACTGTTGCTTGTGGCCATGTTATTGATTTTGGACCTTGGATAACTTTATCTTGGATTCAATATGACCAATTCTATATGTTGACAGTTTATAGTGCTACTGGAGATACTTACCCTGTAACGTTAAACATTAATGGTAAACATTTAGCATTTACAGAGGATGTAGCAACAAAACAATATGTAGATGATGCAATAAGTGAACTACGTGCTCTAATTAATAGTTAAGGAGGTATTTATGGAATTAGAATATATTGTTAGTTTGGTAACTATTTTAGTTACATTTGTTTTGGGTATTATTTCAAAGAAAAATCCAAAATTATCAAATAAAGTTATACCTATTCAAAATTTGTTTGTAGGTTTAATTGTTGCTTTAATTGAATTTGTTATTACGAAAGACTTTAAAGTTGCAATAGCTTTATCAGGATTAATTGCTGGTGGAACATACGATATTGTTCACAATTTAAATAAATTGATAAAAGGAGATGAGTAAATGTTAAAAGGAATTGATATTTCACATCATCAAAGAGGAATCACATTTGGTTCAGACGTTGACTTTGTTATATGCAAAGCAACAGAGGGTATTGGCTATGTAGATGAAGAATGTGATAAAGCATATCAAAGAGCAAAAAAAGATGGAAAACTTTTAGGAGTTTATCACTTTGCTAGACCTGATTTAGGCAACTCAGCAATAGGAGAGGCAGATTGGTTTTTAAAGAACATACAAGGTTATATAAAAGAAGCTATACTTGTATTAGATTGGGAAAGTGGAGATTTAAGCAACGTAGCATGGGCAAAAGCATTTTTAGATAGAGTCTACGAGAAAACAGGAGTAAGAGCAATATTATATGCTTCACGTTCACCAATAAATAGTTATAACTGGAGTTCAGTAGCAAATGCTGACTATGGATTATGGGTAGCAGATTATGGAGCAAATACAGGAACACCAGGAAATAAACCTGTAGTAAAATGGTGGCCTTTTTACATATTATGGCAATATACTTCAAGAGGTAGAATATCTACTTATGGAGGCAATGTAGACTTAAATTACTTCTATGGTGAAGCTGATACATGGAGAAAATATGCTAATCCTAGTGGAGCACCTATCAAACCATCTCAACCTATTAAAAAATCAAACGAAGAAATTGCTAATGAAGTAATAGCAGGAAAATGGGGCAACGGAGAAGATAGAAAGAAACGTTTAACACAAGCAGGTTATAACTATCAAGCAATTCAAAACATAGTAAATCAAAAAGTAGGAGTTAAGAAACCTACAGCAACATATTACACAGTAAGAAGTGGAGATAATCTTACTAAAATAGCAAAACAATATGGAACAACAGTAAATCAAATAGCAAAATGGAATAATATTAAGAACGTAAACTTAATATACCCAGGGCAAAAATTAAGAGTTAAATAAGGAGGAAAATATGAAGATTAAGAAAAAAGTAGAAGAACCAGTAATGGAAGAAGTTAAAGAACCAGTAGTAGAAGAAGTTAAGGAAGAAATAATAGAAGAACCTATAGTAGAAGAAGTTCAAGAAGAAAAAGTAGAAGAGGTTAAAGAAGAAAGAGTTGAAGAACCTGAATATTATATGCTAGGAATTACTGAAACATTAGAAGATGTAGCAAAAAAATTCAATACTACTGTAGAAAGATTAAAAGAAATAAACGGAGAAATCTCAGCAACTAATCAAATGAGAGTAAGATAAAATGGAAGAGAAGGGCTTAGCATTAGAACTTTTATCTGATTATAAGAAAGCTAATAAAAGACAATTTATAATTATTCTAGTATTGATATTAATGTGGTCTTTGACTATAGGCTATCTAGTTTATACATTAAATGATATAGGAACAGTTGAAACAACTACAACACAGGAAATTCAACAAGATTCAGAAAACGGTAATAATAACTTTATAGGAAATGATGGAGATATAATTAATGGCAAAGCAAACGATAAAACAAATAAAGACAACTAAAACAACTTATAGAAAGTCTAAAACAAAACCTAAACACTGTCCCACCTGTGGCGCCTTCCTAGGTAATAGAGGTAGAAAAAGTGTTAAAAATAGAGTTTACAAATGATGAACTAGATTATATAAAGTCAAAGATTCATTTTACTGAATTTCAAGAAAGAATAATAAAATATAGACAAAATGAATATTCATTAACTAAAATGGCTATGCTAGAACATTGTAGTGAAAGCACAATAAGTAGAGAAGTTAAAAAAGTCAAAAAGAAGATAATGAAAGTAATCTGACAAAAAGTGGGTAATTCCCACTTCTTTTTTTGTGCAATAATGGAGGCAGAAAGGAGAGATATACCTAGATAATTGTTTAAAATGCAGTTTATGGGTCAAAATATCTCTCTTTTCATTTAGGAGGAATACTATGTTTAATACTTATGGTCCACAGGCTAGTTTAGATAGAATAAATAGTCATATTGCTGAACTAGAAAAGATGAAACAACAGCTATCTCAACAACAAATGCCTACTAATTTAACTCAAAACTTTCAAATAGCACCTAATCAAGGTGGAATGAAGTATGCAGAGAGCCTAGAACAGGTAGAAAAAGAACTTGTTATGCTAGACACTCCATACTTTAGTCGAGATATGTCAGTTTTATGGCTAAAAAGAGCCCAAGGAGACACGAAAACATACGAACTTAAGGAAATAGTCAAGAAAGATGAAAAAGACTTAAAAATAGAGTTTTTAATGGCAAAAATAGAAGAATTAGAAAAGGAGATAAATAATGAACCAAATAACAACGATATTGATGAATCAAGTGAAAGCAAAAAATCCTCAAGCATTTCGAAGAATAGAACAACTAATGCAAAATCAAAGTAATCCTATAGAAATATTTAAACAAGTAACAAATGGTTATAGTAATGAACAAATGAATAACTTCTATAATCAAGCAAAGAATATGGGATTTAGTGATGATTTAATCAACCAATTAAAGAATGGTGTCGACACACAAAAGTGATTATATAGAAGAAAGGAGAATGAATATGAACGGTAGTAATGGAATAGTTCCTACAGTTGACCTAGCAACAAACGGTTACAATAATGGTTTTGGAGCATTTGGTGGCGATGGAATCTGGGCTTTAGTTTTATTGGCTTTATTATTTGGTGGTAACAACGGATTCGGTGGATTCGGTGGAAACGGATGTAATAATATAGCAACTACAGACTATGTTTCAAGTGAATTTACTCAAAGAGACATTAATAGTGGATTTCAAAACACTAACAACTTAATCTCAAGTGGATTTACTAACCAAGCAACAAACACTTGTAACTTAAGAAGTGATGTCTTAACTGGTAACATGGGACTACAAAATTCAATCTTAGGAAGCTCTAATGATATTCAAAGAGATATTTTAACTCAAACTAACGAGTTAAATACTAACTTATTAACTTCAGCATTACAAAACCAAGCAAAAATGGACCAATGTTGCTGTGATTTAAGAGCTCAAGGAATTGAAAACACTCAAAAAATACTTGATGCTATGAGTCAAAATACTATTGATGATTTACGTTCACAAGTAAATGATTTAAAGAACACTATCACTGCTAATGGTATTGGAACAAGTATAGTAAATCAAGTAAGACCATACCCAATTCCAGCATATATTACTGGTGGAAGCCCTTATCAATCTGTTTTTCCATACTTTGGTAATAATTTTTATGGAAACACAATAGTGTAGAAAACAAACAGGACTTGGATTTGGAACTAAAATATGTTATAATTTAATTGGGTGATAATATGCCAAAAAAATTAACTTATAACGAAATTAAAAAATATATTGAAGAAAATAGTAAAGGGACGTGTACATTACTATCAACAAATTATATAAATAGTGATACACCTCTTATTCTTCAATGCCAATGTGGCAATATTTATCAAAGAACATTTAAAAAAATAAAATTAGGAAGATTTCTTTGTAAAAAATGTAGTGATAAAAATAAAAGTAAATTATATTCTTATGAATTAGATGAAGTGAAAAAAATTATTAAAAATAATCATTGTGAATATATTTCAGGGGAATATATAAACAATAATTCTAAATTGCTTTTAAAATGTGAATGTGGCAATGAATTTTATAAAGATTTAAACCATTTTTTAAGAGGACAAAATAGATGTCCAAAATGTGGTAATAAGGAATTAAAAAAATCAAAAACCAAATATTCGATTGATTTTGTAAAAGAAACAATAAAAAAAGATGGATATGAAGTGATTGATAACAAATATATAAGTTGTGATGCACCAATTTTGTGCAAATGCAAAAATGGACATATATTCAATTTATACTTTTCAGATTATCTTTATAGAAATAGAGGTTGCCAACAATGTTCTTTTTTAAATCATTCTGGAGAAAATCACTGGAATTATAAAGGCGGAGAGAGTGAAGTATTGGATTATTTTAGAAAAAACATAAAAGAATGGAAAGTAGAAGTTATGAAAAAATATAACAACACTTGCTATTTAACTAATTCTAAAAGAGATTGCGTAATACACCACTTGAGAGGATTCAACACAATTATTAAAGAGAGTTGTGAAGAATTACAAATACCTTTATACAACAAAATAAAAGATTATAAAGCAGAGGATTGGAATGATTTGAAGGAAAAAGTTTTATCTAAGCACACAGTAAGTAATGGAGTGTTACTTCAAAGAAAAGTTCATAACAAATTCCACTCATTATATGGCAAAGGAAACAACACTAAAGAACAATTTAATGATTTTATTGATAAATATTATCCAGGTAAGAAAAAAGTTTAGCATAATGTCATTTGACAATCTCTATTGAGAACTTGCTAATAAAGAATAGGCGAGTTCCTATTCTTTTTAAATGAAGGGAGGAATAACAATGATTCAAAGTTTACAAGAACAAGAACTAATTCTAACATCTAATACAGCACCTATTACTTTTTCTGATACTGATTTAAGGACAAATAGTGCTAACTGTCAATGGGGATGGCTTAATCATAATGAAGGACAAGCTACATTTAACATTGTAAGTGGAGGAATATATGAGATTGATTTTCAAACGAATGTTACAAGTGCTACTGCTGGTAATGTTGCTTTGGCTATCTTTGCTGATGGCACTCAACTAGCAGGAAGTGAAATGGATGCTCCAGTAACAGTAGGAATCTATACTAATGTATCTGCTAAAAAGTATATAAGAGTATGTGGTAGAGGAAGTGTATCAATCACAATAAGAAGTGTTCCTACAATAACTTATGACGGAACTACAACAGATACTCAAATACCAATCGTTAAAAATGCTAACATTTCAATAAAGAGATATGCTTAGCAATGATATATCACTAATATTACAAGCCGTAAGTTTAGAAATATTACTTAGAGACTATAATAATAGTGATTTAATGCAAGAATTACAAACACAAGACGAGAAGTATTTGAAAAAGATAATAGAGCAAAATAAGGAAATAATAAGACTTCTGGAAAGGAGTGATTCTTATGGAAGAGAAGATACTAAAAATAACAGGTGAATATATAGAACAAGTCGCTGATAATGGTTTAGAAGATGTAGATATAGACTATTTATCTCAAATTGTAGATATTCATAAAGATATGAAGGAGGTAGAATGTATGAATTACGGAAGATATGGAAATTATAACGAGTATGGTAGAAGAGGAGTAGATGCTAAATATCGTGGAGAAAATTATATGGACAGCATGAGAGGAAGTTATAGAACTTATGAAGAAGCACGTAATGAGTTTAACGCAGGTAATTACGGAGCAAAAGAAGATGGATTAAGAGAATTAGAATATATGATGCACTCAGCTATGAAATTTATCAAAATGATAAAAGAAGAAGCAACTTCACCTGAAGAGCAAGAGATTGTTAGAAAACATATCATGAAGATAAGTGAAATGTAATGTATAAATACTATAATAAAAATCCAAACAATAGAGATATTGAGGATTGTGTTATCAGAGTTTTGTCGTTACTAACAAATAGAGATTGGGATGATACTTATCAAGAACTAGCATATTATTCATCAAAAGATGGTTATATGACAGATAATGTAGAATTTGTAGAGAATTACCTAGACGATAGATACCCTAGAGAATGTCATTATTCAAAGACAGTAGGGGAGTTTGCCGAAGAAAGACCTTATGGTATGTATGCAGTAACTATGCCTAACCATATAACAGCTATAATAGATGGAGTTATTTATGACACATTTGACCCATCAAATAGAATAATGCGTTGTGCATGGAAAATAACAAAAGACTAGAAATAGTCTTTTTCTAGTCTAAATAATTTCTACCATAACGTTCAATGAAGTCGGCAATAGATTTATCATAGTAGTCCATCCAAGCCTGTTGAGCTATCTTTTGTATTTCTACAATCTCCTTCCAAAACTTAGGGTTTTTGTGAAATGATATTTTACCTGTTCGGTGCATTTCAGGAGTTAAGAATATAACAAGTCCATCTTCTATACATTTCTTTCGATTTCTAACACCAGGAAATACCTCATTTCTTTCTAATCCTGGGATTCTTTCAGTTGAATACCACTTATTAGGTGGCATAATACACTTCTCTTTCATAGGCTCTTTTTTCTCTCCTCTGTAGCTAATTTATACCAATTACGTGCTGATTTTTCACTACAATAGACTTTATCAGCAATTTCTTGCCAGTATAAATGTCTTTTTCTACCCTTATAATCTGTTATAAATTCTTTTTCTTTTAAGAAAACTACTGCTTTAATAGTCTCACCGAACTTTGCTAATCGGTCTATTTCTTGTTCTTTCCAGTAGTTTAAATCTCTTATTTTAGATTTTATATATAAAATTGTTACTTCTAGTTGTTCTCTATTTTCTAATTCTACATATTTTAGTATGTTGTCTACGTGTTTTCCACCGTCTACAATTATTTTATCAGGATTAATCGCTTGAGGTCTAACTAATGATTTAATTTCTTCTAATCTATTTTGATAATAATTCAAATCATTTTCTAATCTTTCTAATTCTTTAGATACACTTTCTAAAGTCATTTTTACCTCCTATCTTTAATCAACCAAACCACTTAATATTTTTAATAAATCTCTTTTTATTACTTTCATTGCAGCATAATCTTTTCTTTCTTCTATGTAATCTAATGCTTTTTGTATGTTTCTTTTTAAAAATTTATTTTCATCCATCAATCTAATATTAGCATCAAATAAATCTTTATCTATTCTTTCTTGTCTTAAGTCTTTGTTTTCTTTCATTTTAATATTCTAATAGTCCTTCCTTTTCCTTCTTTGTAATCAATGTAGCCTTTTTCTTTTAATGCTTTAACATGAAATAATGGTGTTCCAGGAGATGTAGTTCCGTCTATTTCACCTATTTCCCTAATTGTAGGACTAAATCCATTCTCTTCTATATATTTTTTTATTGTATTATATACCCTTGCTTGTCCTGTTGTTAATTTATCGTTCATTTTATACCTCCTCTATTTCTATTCCGTATTTGTATTCAAACATTTTCTTTTTTAGTCGATAAACGTCCGTTTTAAAGCCTTTTGTATCTACTACGTGCAATTTATTATCTTTTGTAGAAATATACGTAAAATCGGCTATATATTGTGTTTTTCGTATTGTTTTATCGTTCATTTTATATTTAGGTATTAATTCATAAGGGACTTGGAGTTTTAACTCCTTTATTTCCCCTATTTTTTGTCTATAT